AGAAGAAAGACACAATGTTGATGACAACCAACATCACCGAAACTAGCCAAGCAGGCAGCAGCGCATATCTGAATCAGCCCGCTCTTTTCAATGGGGCCCTGACAGGGGCCAACCCTGCACAATTTCCCATGTTGTGGTGTGCCACGGCACGCACCCGAGACATCGCAAGTGATGGTCCACTTGATGGAAACATCAACAACGAGGCTGTTCGTACAGCTCAGACATGCTACATGCGTGGTTTATCGGAGTCCATCGAAATACAAATTGCAGACGGTATGCCTTGGCAGTGGAGACGTATCTGTTTTACAGCACGCAATCTCGTGACAATCCTACCCGAAGGTGGGGTTGCAGGCACTGCATTCTATCACAGCACTCTCTTCACCTCAGGTCAACAAAGAACGATGAACCTCATTCCCACGACGGGAATGGTGAACGCATTCGAGTCACTACTTTTCAAAGGCGCTAAGGGTCAAGATTGGATTGACCCAATGCTTGCACAAGTGGACAATCTCCGAGTGGACATCAAATATGACAAAACAATCTCGATTGCATCAGGAAATGAGGATGGCGTCATCCGAAAGTTTAAAAGGTGGCACCCAATGAACAGAAATCTCACATATGACGACGATGAAAATGGAGGAAGTTACAACGATAAGAAGTTTTCTGTCCTAGACAAGAGGGGTATGGGTGACTACTACATTTGTGATTATTTCACACCAAGAGTTGGTGCAGCAACCACGAATCGTCTTCGTGTTGGCATTAACGCTACTCTGTATTGGCATGAAAGATAGGTTCAGCCACATTAATGAAAACGCAATTTGCTTCTAACCAGTCCACGTCATCTTGTGACCATCCTTGCTTGAAAACCCGCTCACCGAAGCGGTGTGACTCATAGATTTCCTCTCTGGGATCCTTATTGGAACACCAGATACTTGGCCTACCCCACTTCATTAGCTTCGGATCGTGATACAAAGCTTTGACCATGAATTCATCCTGAGCACCCAACCAATCCTTCCATCTTGGGAAAAAAGTAATACCTCCAGCAATATCGTCAAATACAGCATACTTGACGTAATCGGTGACCGCAAGGGCATCTGAACCACTGAAGACACCGCCGAAAAACACGTGATCTCCTAATGATCTCGCCCAACGGGTTTTACCCGTTCGGGAAGGACCATATAACACCAACGACTTAGGTCGATTACCTAGCGAAAAGTTAGCATAAAGCGAACGCGGGGACCCCCCGGGAGCGAGGGACGAGCGAAGGGAGGGCGGTAGTGAGTGTACACTACCTAGCAGCTCAGCGCAGCGTCAGGCAGAGTTTTGGAATGCCCCGCCCATTGGATCAACGTACCTAGCTCCATGTCTCCATGTCGTATTCCAGATTGTAGTACCCACTCATCTCGTCCGTCAGTGCTTGGACCGTATGGTCTAGTACCTCTGGGTGGGTCATACTTGGGAAGCACACTGGCGTACTTCCACTTCGCATAGGATCTGACATTGCTGAAATTCTTGATGAGGCCTCGAGTATCCACCTGGTTGTATACGTCGAGAAATTCGTTCTGAGTCTCGAACAGGTCAGAGCACGCCTGGAGCGCCACAAGAGTGCTAGGTCCTCCTCTGCACGGCCTTTCAAGTCCCCCCGCGACAACGTCTCCATCTTTGATTGCATAATCATATCCTTTCTCTGGACTTCCTTTAGAAGGGCTAACATTTGGGTGCCGACCCTCCACATCGAAAATGTCCACGCGTCGAGAACGGAATTTCCGGTTGAAGTCAACAAACACGTGAAGATGAACCCCTCCAGTTCCTGGGTGTATCTCTCGTCCGATGATGCACTCAGCACCGAGTGATGACATATGATCGGATACAGCCCATTCGTCAAGGTCTCCGCATTGTGCATAAGTGAGAAGCACATATTTTGAATTGACAAAGTACATTTGTCACGTGGTGTGTGATCCAGCGGCCGTGTCCTGAAACTAATATTATACAGGACACAGCTGGGAACCAGCGCACATATAAATAGAGGGCCTCCCTCGCACTTCGGACTTTCAAAAAGTCCATCACAATGTCATTCATTTGCTCAGGTCTCCACTTAGCTCACGGAATCCCTCACACCCGAGATTGCTACCCCGCTCTTCGTCGCCAAGATGCCACGCTTCAAGAACCGTCGCTCGCGATACGTCAGAAAGCGAAAGTATGGTTCAAGGAAAACTATCCGCAGTACACGGAGGATAACAAAGAGAACGTACCGCCGGACTCGCAAGATGGGAAGAAAGTCGATTCTGAACATCACGTCAAGAAAGAAGAAAGACACAATGTTGATGACAACCAACATCACCGAAACTAGCCAAGCAGGCAGCAGCGCATATCTGAATCAGCCCGCTCTTTTCAATGGGGCCCTGACAGGGGCCAACCCTGCACA